CCCCTTCATCATTTCCCACACACATGAAAAAGCGCACAGCTAAAACCAAGTCGGTTCAGCCCAAGTTGGCTGAGTACACCATCAACATGGAAACCATCACCGCGTCCGTGGACGACGCCAAGGCCACCCTCGACGCGCTCTACCTGCTGCTCAACGCAGTCATCGAGCGGCTCGCCGAAGAGCAAGGGAGGGCCAAGAAATGAACCCTGACCTAGTGGTCGGCGAGATCGGCTTCGGCAGCAACTTCGGCTCCTCCGCGGAGCTGGAGTTCTACCGCGCCGAGGACAAGCGCAACTCGGCCGAAATGGCCAACCTCGAAGCGGAGAAGCGTGAGCTGATTAAGCGCGTCAATCGGCTCAAGCTCGTCTTGAAGCGGTGCGCGGCGCTCTCTCCCGACGTGAGCGACGAGAAACACGAAGCCCTGCTGGCCGTGGAGGAACCGCTATGAGCGCCGGAAAGGGCGACGCCCCGCGGCCGGTAGACGGCCAAAAATACCGCGAAAACTGGGATGAAATTTTTTGCAGAAAACGCTTAAAAGTTGTTGCCCCCACGTCCGCATTTGTCCACACTTGCACGCATCAAGACCCACCGGCTGCCACCACGCCGAACGACGTAGAAACGGCAGCCGATGAGACCCGAACTTAAACAAACCCTTAAAAGCGTATGGCCCCATGTAGCAGACGATGTCATAGCGGTGGACGAAGCGTGCGACCGCTGGCTCAAGCGTCGCTACGAAATGCGGCAGCGACGGAGGGAGCGCAATGAGTCCGGTGCAGACTTTCATCTACCTAGCTTTCCTCGCCCTGCTGGTTCTCGCCGTGCTGGCAGCGAGTGATGACGACGACTTTTCGATATGAAAACCACCACCACCCCACAAAGCCCAAACACCGAGAAGGCTGTGCTCGGCACACTTATGGCCGAGCCAAAGCTCGCCGATGAAGTTGCCGGTCTGCACGCTGATCTTTTTTACACTCCGGCGCACCGCGCGATTTTCGACGCGATCAACGAGATCCGCGCAGACGGCGGCGTGCCCAACATCGTTGCCGTCACACAGAGGCTCGACGCGCAGAAGAAGCTGACCTTTGTCGGCGGCGCCGGAGCCATCACCGAATTTCTCATGCAAGCGTGCGGTGGTCTCGCCGCGCTTGAATACCATGCTCAAACCCTGCGCGATTTGCACGGCCGTCGCAGCATCATCTCCGCGGCCGTCGCCATGCAAGCGGCGGCGCACGACACGGCCGCGAACGCCGACGAGGTGCTGCAGTCCGCCGGAGAGAGCGTCCTGTCGCTCAGTCTTGGCGCCCCGACCGACAGCATGCGCAGCGCGGCCGACATCGTGCCGTCGCTCCTCGAAGAACTGGAAGCGCTGATGGATAACAAGCAGACCTTGGGGCTTAGGACCGGCTTCGCCGATCTGGATCAAGTCACTGGCGGTCTCCGCGGCGGCACTCTGAGCATCATCGCTGGACGACCGGCCATGGGTAAGTCGGCCTTGATGATGAACATCGCGGACAACCTCATGCGTCGCAAGGTGCCGGTGCTCTACTTCTCGCTCGAAATGCCCGCCAATGAGTTGGCCGCTCGCGTAGTGTTGTCCCGCGCCAACACCAACACCGAGCTGGTCCGCAATGGATTTGTCGATATGGCCGGAAAACGACGCATCGGTTCCGTTGCCTTGGATTTTTCCGGTGAGCCTTTGTACATAGATGACCGCTGTGGCATGTCTTTGTTGGACATCCGCGGACGTGCAAGGTTGGCCGTTCGCAGGTGGGGCGTGAAGATCATCTTTGTCGATTACCTTCAATTGGTAAGCCACGGCGGCGCCAAGAGCCGCGAGAACGAGGTCGGATTTGTAAGCCGCGGATTAAAGGCCATGGCCATGGAGCTAGGCATTCCAGTGGTCGCCGCCGCGCAGCTCAACCGGCAGGCAGAGAACCGGCCCGACAATCGTCCAAAGCTCTCCGATCTGCGCGAGTCAGGAAGCATTGAACAGGATGCCGATTTGGTCGCTCTCGTTCACCGCCCTGCCTACTACGCGGTGCAAGACGAGGAACCGGAGCCGCAGGACGCGGAGTTAATCATCGCCAAGCACAGGGCCGGACGCACCGGCACGCTCAATATGACATGGCGTCCAAGCCTGACGCGCTTCGATGCGAAGGCGCCGGTCAGCAACATCGTCTCCGCGCCGCGCCTGACTGACGAGGGCAATAGCGTCTACGCACCGGACAAGCAGCTCTGGGAGGCGATCAATGAATAGCGCTGAAAAACTCAGGGACGTGCTGCATCCGCAGTGGCACTACTTGTCCGCTGACAAAGCTGCACTTATTTGCGACCGAGACGGTGCCTCAATTTCTGGTTTTGTTGTGACCAACAATAAAACAGGCGAAATCGCCATCGTTGATAAAAGCGCGGTGCGCTGGCTTTCGTCGGACGAAATGTGGTGGCTCATGCATGATTCACAGTCGCCACTTAACAAAGAGGCCATCAACGAGTGATCAACTCCCGACAAAAAGGCGCCTCGTTCGAGCGCGAGGTCGCCAAGGCTCTGACCGCCGAAGGTTTTCCGGCACGGCGGGGCGCACAGGTCTCGCAGGGATCTTGGGGGATCTCCGCACCTGACGTTGTTGTGCCCTGCCTGCCGACTTGGCACTTCGAGTGCAAGCGCCACGGACGCGCGCGCTTCGACCTCGATGCGGCTATCGCTCAAGCCTACCGCGACGCCGAGCGCAAAAACTGTGCCGTGATCCATCGCAAGGATCACTGCCGCATGCTGGTCACCCTCACGTTCGAGGACTTCTGCGAACTCATGCGCCACAGCGACTTTCCCATCCAACCAAAAACACTAACCACAAATACATCAAATGAATAAAACCCTGACCACACCCGCGGGCGTCGCTCGCTATCCCAGACTCAACTCGCCTGACACCAAGTTCAGCGAGGAGGGCCAATACAAAGTTGACCTCGAAATGTCCGCCGAAGAAGCGGAGCCGTTTCTCAAACAGATCGAGGCCATGTTCTCGGAGTTTGTCGCTGACAAAAAACGCGAGCTGAAAAAGGACACGCTCAAAATTCACGCAGCGCCGTGGAGCGAGAACGACGGACTGGTGCAGCTCAAGCTCAAGGTCAAAGCGACCGGCAAGAGCAAGGACGGCGAGACGTACACGCGCCAGCCGAAGCTGTTCGATGCGTCTGGTCAGATCACCAACGAAAACATCGGCGGCGGCAGCAAGCTCAAGGTCGCTGTGGTTCCATACTTCTGGTACACCGCGTCGCTCGGCGCCGGAATCACGCTGCAGCCGAAAGCTGTCCAGATTTTGGATCTCGTCACTTGGAGCAGCGGCGGCACCGCTGAGGCTTACGGCTTCGAGGTCACTGAGGCGCCCCGCGCATCGGTCAAAACCGGAACCAACAACGAAGAAGTCGAGTGGTAGTCATGGCAACCACTGCACGCAAAAGGGGGGCGGCAAAACGCCGCTCCCCTTCGGCCAAGGCCGCGGAGCCAGCGCCGGAGCGTTTCGCTGCAGACGGACGCAAAATCGTACGTTTGGAGAAGCTGAAGGCGCACCAGAAATACATCCTCAAGGACGGCACGCAAGTGGTCGGCGCCTCGACCATCTCCAAGATCGGCGACGATCAGAGCAACCTGATCCACTGGGCGTGGAATCTCGGTAACAAAAACGAAGACTACCGCAAGGTGCGCGACCGCGCGGCCGACATCGGGACGATCACCCACTTCAAGATTGAGTGTTTCTTCCATGGCTGGGAGCCGGACCTCTCGGAGTTTGCTCCCGCGGACATCGAGAAAGCGGACATCGCGTTCGCCAACTTTCTGTCCTTCTGGGAAGAGCAGGGTCTCACGGTGCTGGAACCGGAAGTGCAGCTCGTTAGCGAGGCGCATCTATTTGGCGGCACGATTGACGCGCCGTCCGTAGACAAGGAAGGCCGCATCGTGTTGCTCGACTGGAAGACATCGAGCGGCATCTACCTGTCGCAAAAGTTGCAGCTCGCAGCCTATGAGCGCTTATGGAACGAGAACCGGCCGGAGCAACGTGTTCAGCGCCGCGCCGTCGTTCGCATCGGCAAGGAGAAAGCCAACGATCACAGCATCGAGTGGATGTTCTCTTCGGACAACGAGTGGGAGCTGTTCGAGGCACGCCTCAACCTGCACTACGCAAGCCTGCGCTACAAGAAAGCCGCCTG